CTCATTAAAATTCAATCCCTTCTAACTCTGGGTTCGTGTCAATTTCCATTCGTGCGATGCGTTCCGAAAGCGGTTCGTGTGCCGTTGTTGTGATCTTCCGACGATACGTTTTGATCCCTTTCCGGTAGAGAATCGCATGAAACAATTTCGCCGCTTCGTCCATTGGTAATTCATACTTAACGTAGTTCACCGACCACCCGTATTCACTGCAAAAAACATCGATGGCACCATACGATTCATCTGGTGCGTCGTGGTTTACGGCTTTCCCTCGGGTGTATCGACCTGAGCCGCCTCAGTTAGTCCCAGAGTGTCGTTGATGTAGTCGCTGATCGATTGCGCTTCGTCGTTCGTCAGCATTGATCCCATTTCGAGCGCCTTCATGTGCAGCGCATCGAAATCGTTGTGGTAGATGACTTCTTCGGCGATCGATTCCGACAGCGCCAGTGCCGCGAATGCAAAGACTGCCGAAACGCCAGCTTCACGTTGTTTTCCTTTGTCCGATTGTACGTAAGCGCGTACGGTTGCCCAGCGGAAATCCGTGAGCGGTTTCAATGTTTTACCTGCGATGATTTTCATTTTCTGTAGAGTAGTTTTTCGAGAGTTTCTTGCGTTTTCGTGTCGGCACCTTTACCGACGAAGGCCGTCCGGGTTCCGTGTTGCACCGCGATATATTGCGGCGCCGTGCATTCCGTAAGAAGGATTTTCCAGTTGAGTAGCGCACATTTCACATACGAAATCATCGCGCCTGGTAGTTTGACGTGCAGATCCCGATCCGACCACAGCGCCATATCTGACGCCGCGGCACGATCGAAATGCCAGAACAAACACCCATTCCCCCGGGTGTATCCGCGGCATGGATGGCCCAGCGCAATCAGTGTTGCCGCCATTGCCGTCGATGCGTTGCTGATTGTATCACGTGGCATGATCAAATCAAAATGCCGTGATGATCCCTTGGCGGTATCTGCGAGCTTCGACAGCGCTTCAAATGCGATCTTGATGCGCGTGATTTCATGGTTCGGATTTTTATCGATCCACGCGTCATTCTTCCATGCGTTCGTGACGTCGGCGATCGAATTGCCGTCTGGTGATTTCCCCTTGAAATGCCAGATCACCCTGGTTCCCTTGATGCCTTCCCCAGCTGCGACCGTCCACGGGTTGTCGGCCATTAACGGAACATCCAACGCGATCGCTGCGGCTGCAATCTTCGCGTTGGATGTTTCCCCGTCTAGGGTTTCAAATCTTGGCTTGTTCATATTCTTTGGCTGGCGTTACGGAGCGATCAGCGGATGATATGCGCCGCTCAGTTCGATTCGGCGGTATTCTTCACTGGCTTGCGTAGTCGTGATCGATTTTGTCACGTATAGACCGCCACTCATGGATCCAATCAAGTGATCCGTCGGAGTAGTGGCCAGCGTGATTGATGCTGCGATCGTGCCGGTGAATGGACTGCTTGCTGGAATAAAACCAGAAAGCGAGAACGTCATGCGCTCATTGTAGAACGCGATCCCAGTGTCATCACCAGAAATGTTCTTCACCGTTTTTTCGTCTTGCTCGTAAGTCTGCGATGATCCGTCGAGCAGAAATCCAGTTTGCGCCGTAGCAATACCGAAAACCCCGTTTGCCGTGCCAAGTAAAGTTGCCATGTCTTTGCAAGCGTGTCAAAAATTCAAGCGACAGTGCCGCGTTGGGCGTAGCATTCGCCTTCGAACGTGCATTGGAAGGTCGCTTCATCCCACGAAGGCGCACCACCGGAGAACTGCAAAAAATCCACCACGACGCCGTCATCGATCGCCGCGTTGATTGCCGCCTTGATTGCCCCGGGTTCGATGAGTAGGTCATTTATTACCGAGCTGTAATCTTCCATCGTTTCGCGGTTCTCATCGCCTTGATGTTCCCGATAGGTCACTTCGATGTTAATCGATTCGACTTTCGACAGAGCCAATGAAACCCGCTGCGATTGCGTGATTTTTACGGCTACGCATGGCAATTCTGATTCGTCGGTTGATTCGCTATCGACCACCGGGATGTTCACTTGGCCAGATAGGTAATCGATGAGTGCGTTTTTGATAAAGTCGCTGGTCATATGCTTGAAAGATTTTTGGTTTCGCGTTTGATGTGCGCGTCTATGCGCTTGTATCCATTCAGCAATCCGGATTTGAGTGCAGATTGAACGTGGCTGTTCTTCATCGTGCGCCGGATGTAGCTGAGTTTGTTGGTTAGGTAGATTGTCAGGTTGATACCGCTACGGGCCAGTGTCGCCATACCGTGGCCCTTGTCAGCATGTCGCATGATGACTTGCGTCACATTGATCTTTTTCAATGCCCTACGTGACCGGCTGGCCACCGTGACGAGCTTATTCCCTGCTTCGATCCATGCGCCTTTCGCCATGCCAGCATTGTCGGCTTTCCGTTTCTGCAATGCTGCGCGTTGTTGCGGATCGAATGGCGCGCTCGGGTATCGGCCCTTCGTCGTCAGTTCTTTGCTGACTTGGCCTTTCGAGTTTCGACGTGATTTGTGAGCGTTGGCAATGCTGCCAGTTGCGCCTTGCACGTTCGCATTTCTGATGGCCCGTTTGACCTGCGCTTCGATCGATGCTTGGAATTTATCAATCTTCTTGAATCCGAACGGTTGAACCTTCGATGCCAACGCGCGCGCCGATGCCACACCGATTTCCTTCACGCCTGTTTCGATCCCGTTGCCAGTCAGTTCCGCGTATTGGCGCAATTTCGCCAACGCTTCCCTACTGCCTTCGATCTGGATCTTCACGTTCATCGGCTTTCGTTCGGATCGATCAGTGAGAAATGCACCGCGACCGTGCCAACGTCCACCCCGTGAACGCGGAATGATACGTTGTCAATTGTGCATCGTTTATTCAACATTCCGCGCGGATTCGACACATCACCTGGTTGAGCGGTAACCGTGGATTGCACGATTGGTTCCATGCCGCCCAGATCACCGTCGAGCGTTTTGTTGGCTAAGTTCGCCACGACGTTGAATGTCTGACCGTCGCAAATCATAACGCTTGTTCCCATCGTCGAATCGCATTCGTCGTTGTGGGATAGCATGAAATCATCTAGCAAGCTCATGCCCTTGGAAGCGTGTCAAAAGTAAAGCCTGATGGACGCATCCACCAGGCTTTTGTCATGAAACACACACCGAAGAAAATTATTTGCGCTTTGCCTTCTTGGTCGCTTTGACCGGCTCAGGATCTGGAGAAACTTTAGCAGGTCTCACGACATTTTCAACAAGTAAAGGTGGCAGTCGATAGATTCGACAAGGTTCGCCTGTTTCGTTTGCAACAGCCTGTGCAGCGTTCACCGCTTCCCGGTAAAGGGAAGCGATGATTGCCGAATTTTTATTGCAAACGATGAAGCTCATTACGGAGTAAGAACGGCCAGTTTCAATGCGGAACCGTCGCCTTTAGCAGCGCCGAACATCACATCGTAGGATGCCCAGAGTGCGCGGGTCGATGGGCTTGTCCACATGTTCATCTGGACGGTCAGGCCAAGGTCAGGAATCACGATGTTCTCTTGAGAAATCATCGAGCTGTCAACTGGGCTGCTAACTGGCAGACCGGAAGCAACGGCGATAGCTTGAGGAGAGCAAGCGAAACCTTTGATCGTTGCACCAGCACCGTTCCAGCGGTTGTTGAATGTGAACAGGTCGAAACCATACATGCCGACGTTCTTACCACCGGAAGCGATTTGGAAGGCTTCAAGGTTGGAAGGAAGGAACTGAGCGTAGATGTCGCCATCCAAGATCACGTTGCGAACGTCGCCATCTTTCAAGGCGCCCCAGAGGGATCTGAGTTGTGCCACGCCGAAATCAGCAGCGGTGTTAACGTCAACAACAGCTGCGCCGAAGTTGGTGGTCGTAACCGGTGTGAAAGCAACGTCGATGATCTTGTTCGCCAACTGATGCAGGTTGATCTTGGCGATGTTCTCGATACGGAAACCTTGGTTGATTTCGGTATTCGTCAGCGCGAACGAGTTGGTGTATTGGTTCACCGTAACGGCCACATTGTCGAGCGTGCTGTCGCCGCTTTCAAAGTTGGTCGCGTTGGTTTGAGTTGTGCCGCCGGCGGTCGCGATCGGCACCTGAACAGTGCGGCGAGGTGCGATGGTGTCAGCGGAGAAGTCCTGCGAAAACGCGTTGAGCGGAGCCAAGCGAGATTGCAGAACGGTGATTGCGGTGTCACGAAGGACATCGACGACAAGTGCGGAGTCGAATGTATTAGCCATGGTTGTAGATTATTGATTGATTAGTTTATCCCAGTGTTTCGCGCGGAATTCGTTGCGCTCTTGGGGAGATTTTAGAGAATTGTATTGGTCGCGGATCGACGGTGTGGATTCAGCGCCTACGTCTTCCAATGCAGGAACACCGGCGGTGGCGAGAATTTCAGCAGCGCGGGATTCGACCGATGCCTTCACCGTTTCCAGTTCGCCTTTCAGCGTTTCAAGTTCGGCGGTAGCTGCGTTGAACGATGCTTCGAATTGTGCTTTCGATTCGGCTTCGGCTTTCGCTTCGGCCAGTTCGCTGAGTGCCACTGAAAGATCATTTTGAGCTTCGGCGAGCGATGCGGTGATTTCGGAAATCTGATTTTCTGCATCAGCCAGTGATGCTTCCAATCCGGAAACCTTTTCAACAAGTGCCGCGTCGGGTTTGAATTTGTCGAGAATACTCATTGCACTTGCTTTCGTGTCAAAAATTTCATCTGCAAATCCCATTTCGACCGCGTCATTTGCACGAATCCATGTTTCGGCGAGCATCATTTTTCTGATGTCGTCTTTGTCTTTCTTCGTGCGTTCCGCGTAGATTGCCGCGATGTCATCGCTGATTTCGTCCAGCATGTCGGCAGTCTTGCGAAGTTGCCCAGCGTTGCCATGTTGCCCGGCGCTGGCGTCATGAATCATGATACGGCCATTGCTGGCGATCTGGATCCGATCTGCGGCCATGGCAATGACCGATGCCATCGATGCGGCCATCGTGTTGATTTTTGCCGTGACCTTGACCCCGCGGGCCGAAAGTTCCTTCATCGCGTTATAAATCCGGTAGCCATCGAATACGCTGCCGCCGGCGCTGTGAATTTCGATTTCGAGAGTATCGACCGCGCCGTCCGCGGATGCGACCACGTCCCCGAAAGAATAGCATGCTTCAACGGCTGCTTGACCGTAAACCTTGTCGATCTGTTCGATCACTTCGTCCACGCTGAGTTTGTGGACGCTGTCTGTGAGTTTGACCTTCGCGGCCTTGTTTTCAATTTCGATCATATTGTTTGCTTCGAGTTGTTTTTGTTTTGAGTTTGCCCACGATTGCCCAGCATCGCCGCCCCAGAGCGCCCATGCGATTCTTCCGGCTGACGGGTAACCGTCTTCACCTGGTCGGAATCCCTGAGCCTGTTTGTCAACTTCGTGACGGGCGAAATATGAAACCATGCGCCCGATTGTTTCCGGGGATAGCGTTGCGCGGTTGCTGATGTCACGCGCGCGGGCCACACCGATCTCAGTGCCACCACGTCCGAATTCACGCCGCCATTCAAGACCGCGCGCGGCTTCCCGTGCCATTTCGTCAGTTGGTTGTAGGTTGACCGCCATCGGTTGCCATTTCGTTGGGGGTTAGCATCGCCATTTCGCGATCTTCGATATAGATGCCATCAGGAAGCGCCGCGTTAGCGTTCGCGACCTTTACCTTCTGCATCACAAGGTAATTGATGCGCTCGTCGATATGATCTTCGGGCGTTTTGCCGAGATAGCCCAGAACGTCGTTCGGATTCAGGAATCCGGCTTTCCACATTTCGATGAGTTCCTTCGATACGCGGCCGTCATCGATCGTGATTTTCTTTGGATAGCTGAATTTCCAGCGATACCATTGGTCGTTTGCTGGCAAGTCACCGCGTTTGATAAATTTTGCCACCGCGTAACCGACCATACGCTTTGCTGCGTATTCGAGCAAATCCTGCCGATCTTCGACGGCCCGTTGCGCGCGTCCCAGATCTGCCCGTTCCGCTGTTCCTTGTCCGGTAGCGTGCCAGATCATCGAATACGGCCAGTTCATTCCGGCCAACGTCTTCCGATAAATGCGGTTCTGGAACGATTCCCACATGTCCCCGGGTCGATCGTTCTTGATCGTTTCGAGTTTGCCGCCTGACTTGGCCGCGAAATATCGAATCTGGCCGCCGCTGTAGGTTTCTTGAATCAGTCCCTTGTCACCGCATGATGCGGTCGATCCGTTCAATACGTTTGCTGGATCGTCAGGATCTGGCAATCCTGTGTCGTTGTATTCGATCAACCCGATCGATGACAACATGAGTTGCGCATGCCGTTCCCAGTCGTGAGATTGCAGCGCGTCGCGAAGATCATTCAGCGCGTGAGTTGCAGCCGGCAGTCCGCGGCCCTGTTCTTGGAATGACGGATCGTAAAGGTGGATACAATCGCGGGCTGACAGGTATTGGATCAATTGCTGATCTTCGTCCACGTAGCAGAACGCGACCGGAGCGCCCTTGCTGTAAATCACGCCATCCGTAAGCGTCAGACCGCGGTATGATCCCGATGTCAGCTTGCCGTCGCGCAGTTCCTGCGGTGTCGCGATCCGGTGACTGGGAATGTGCTGGATCCGCGGGTAATCGTCATCCGTTTTCGTCAGCAGGATAAATGCTTCACCGTCGCGATCGATCGCGCATGAGATTTGATAAAGCGACGTCTTGAAATCATGCATGCCACCTTTGACATCACAGATTCCATACCATTCATCGTTGATCTTTTCTTCTGCGAGTTTCTGCCATTCTGGATCGCGTGATTGTGATTGCGCTTGCCATGAACGGCCGACGCTATACATCGCCTTCTGTTGGATCGCTCCAAGCAATACACCTTCGTTGGTGTAAAGCCTGCGCGATGCCGATACGAGCGTCTTCCGATCCCATGAAGGAATCAGCGTGCCGATATCGCGCATCTGCACCGGCTCCCATGGCCGCGCTGTCGTGTTGCGTTGCGCGCCTTTTGCGAATTTATACGGTTCTCCGAATTGGTTTACGATCATGGCTTAGTAAAATCCTCCCACAGTTCTTGATGATGGCCGAATACCGCGTTTAATGAAAGAAATCGCGGAATTGATGACTGTCAGCCTGGTTGTTTCTGGCAATGACACGAGAACCGAATACGAAATGCCGTTTTTCTGCGAATTGGTCAGCGTATTCCCGCCACCCTTCGACAACATACCAGTGAGCGCCGCCGATCTGGCCGCGATGAGAGATTGCAAAATACTTGGATCGTCCTGTGCCGCGTCATAATACGCCTTCACGAGACTGGCCGCCGATGTGTCCATGACAATCCGCGCGTGTCAAAAATCAAGATTCTGGTTCAGGATCGGTTGATCCAATCAAACCGAGAATCGACGCGAGAACGATCTGCATTGCTTCACAGTCCACCGCGTGGTTGTCGTTATGCCGCTTCTTCCACATCGCCGTTTTGCCTTCGCCGCGTCGAACTTCCGCATCGATCTGCCGCAGGTATTCACTGCCGGCGTCGTCAGGTATTTCCCAGCGCACACCTTGCCCTGTTCTCAGTTGGTGAAGCGTGTCTTTGATTGCCAAGTTTGACCAGAAACAGACCATAGTCTTGGCGCCGTTCGATGCCTGAACCGTTTGGAATCGACTGTATGATTTTTGGATCATCTTGCCCGATTGCGTTCTGTGTGGGTAGTTGTCCCGCTGGTCGCCCCGTAATGCCAGCCATCCATACTGCGCGCATCGTTTGTAGACTTCGTCTTTCTGGTATCCGCAGTCGATCACGGTTTTTCGGCTTTCGACCTTGTAGGTTTCTTGAATCTGTTTCACCCGATCCCACGTGTCGATCTTGCCATACCATAGCATCCGTGAATCACCGTTGCCAGTCCACGACCGAACGCATCCCCAAAAATGGTCTTGCTGGCGGTCGATCGTCATAAACCGAACGTGTTCATCTTCCCACGGTTCACCGCTGGCGTAGTCGTTCACCGAATACCCACCACCCGTCAACTCAGGCCGTTCATCTTCTTTCTGATCGTTCCAAAAATCCGCGAGTCGTTTTTGGATGAACGATTTCAGCAGTTCGAGATTGCCGCGTTTCACTTCTCGCATGGCAATGATCCTTTCGTAAACCAATCTTGACAGCGGGATCGTCCAGTTCTCCAGCATGCAGAACCGATACCCATGCGATCCATCCATGCCGGTCGTCGTCTGCTTGTAATATGCGCCAGTCGAAAGCGATCGACGAAGCACCGGGTCTTCCGTGATGATAAAATCACATTCTTCGTTTTCGCACACCATCCGCGCGGTTTTACTGGCTGTGATCGCATCATCGATTTCGTCGAATCGCACATTCTGCCAGGCGAACGTTTGCTCATGTTCGCACTTCGGACACCGAAAAAACCGTTCGTGCTGATTCGTCTGCGTCCATTTCCCATGCCAATCGTCACCAATCACACCGCCTTGAGATACCAGGATAAACTGCCTGTTCCATCGGTCATGCAAACGCCCTTGCGCCTCTCGGATCATTCCCTTGTCCCATGTCCAGACCTCATCGCACAAAACACGGCGCATGGATTTCGCTTGCAAGCCGCTGATGTTCGCGCCCGTCAGGAACATGCTCATGTGCGGAAAAATGATTGCGTCTTTCCGTAGCTTGTGGCGATTCTTGCCCGTTGGCAGCAAGCCCATTGTCTCCTTGGTATTGCGCAACGTGTGTTGCATTCGAGTTTCAGACCAATCTTTAATGTCGGAATCCGTTTGCCCCACGATCATCGTGCCGCCCGGGTCTTCGGAAATCACAAACGCAATCGCCGCCTCAATCATTGTCGTTTTACCCGTGCCAACAGGCGCAAGCAAACAAACCTCTTTCGCGTCAACATCCGCAAATGCGTCTAGCGGCTCTCTAAGCCACGGCGCAGAGTCTGCTTGGTAAGTTGGGGATAAGCCCTCATAAAGTGCCACACGCCCCGTTGCCCACTCGCTAGGTGGCATTTTTACGGGCGGGCGGCAGGCGTTGCGGAATGCGCTGAATAGGATCTCTGTTTTATTCATCTACCGCAGGCGCGGTGTCAATCAATCTGCCATAGCTCCGATTCCGTTTCGCTTAGTTCGGTGAGTAACTTCTCCGATGACTCGCCGATGATCTTTGCCATGCGGCTGGGTGACTGACCTTCCAATGCTGGCGGCAGGTCGGCTTGCATTCGCATGATGCCTGCGCGGATGACACTGCGAAATACCAAAGAAACGGCAAGCCTGCTCCCGACTGGCAAGCATCGCCACAAGCTACGCAAGGACGCGATCATTTTCCCGCACATGAGCATGTTTCTCACGGGCGCGAACATCAGCGGCTTACAAGCAAAATCCATGCGCCGTGTTTTATGCGATGAGGTTTGGACATGGGACAAAGGCATGATTCGAGAGGCGCAAGGTCGCTTGCATGACCGATGGAATCGGCAGTTCTACTTGCTTAGTCAAGGCGGCTACGTTGGCGACGATTGGCATAAGAAATGGGCGGCTACAAGTCAGAATGAGTTTTCCTTTTGCTGCCCGTCATGCGCAACATGGCAGGGCTGGCGGTGGGAAAACGTGGTTTACGATGAGACAATTGTAGACCGTGTGACGATGGCTCAAACGGCGCGGATAAAGTGAGCAAATGCCGATTGCGATTCCCACATCGAGGTCAAACCGCCCATCAGGCGGGAACTTGCTACGGCAGGAAAATA